TATGCTCTTCTTCTGTAAAGAAGTCAATATAATGAACAATGTCTAAGAAGTCATAATATAATCTTCTCATGATGCGATGTAATCGTCCATCTTCTTGATAAATGCTTTGATTGTCTTGTCTCTCTTTGGCCAAACAATTGTATCTTTCTCTGGGTTCTTCATAAGATTATTCAAGAGTGGCATAATCATCTTACGCAATCCCTGAACCTTATCTACTGATTGTGCCTTTATTTCTTCAGAGTCACTGAATGTGAAACCAAAGTCATTTATTTCTTCTTCGGTCATGTAAAAAAGTCCTCTAGTGTTGAATTGTCGCTGATGTTCCAACCAATAACGTCAGTGATAGATTTCATAGGTTCAAGAAAGCTTTTCTCAAACTGCATATTTCTATCAATAAGAGCATCAAGACCAAATTCTTTGGGCAGATAGTCAGCTGTTGCGATTACAGTTTCGCCAAGTGGATTTGGTGTTTTCAGATATGCGAATTTTATTTTGTCACCATCCACGATTGGTGGTATATTTTTGATATTGTGTTCTTTCAACAGATGATTGAATATCAAAGCTCCTTTAACTTGGATTGGCGTACCAGTAGAATAAATCGAGCTCTTTCTTGAATATTTATCCATATTCTTCACGCCACGAGGAAACGCAACATCTTCGAATGGCAAAGTTTGAAATTCAATTTGAAAATCATCAATGAACTTTTTCAATTCATCTCTGGTTCCATTCATAATAATACCAAGAGCTTGTTTAATCTTCTCGCGACATGCATGCGGAGTTGATGAACGAACAGCTTCAATACCCTGCATCTTCAATTTTGTTTTATCATACTGCACACCCTCAACGTTCCATGCATTGAGGATATACATCTTCTTGGCTTTCCAGATGCCCTTGTTGGCAATTGTTTCACGCTTCATCTGCATCTTCTGCTGATAGGCATTCATCATATTCGCCAGCTCATCATAACATGAGTTGAGATATGGTTGAATCTTTTTCTCGCAGAAATTGTCAATCACTTTGACTGCTTCAAGTTCGTTTGGATTTTCAGGAATCAATTTCTCAAACGTAACATAAATCGAATCTGTATCTGAGGCAATGACATAATCCTCGCCGACAGTCTTACAGATCTTATTCATGAATTCGTTCATCTTCTTTTCGATCCAACGAATAGAAAGCTGACCAGACATGGTGATAGCTTCGGCATTATTGAAGCTGAACCAACGGAAGTAACGATTACCGAGCGCACCGTAAGCTGAGTTTAGCTGAATTTTTTTTGCCATTTGCATATTGTGATATCGAGCGATCAGCATCTCATCTTCATGAGAATGTGTTTGTTCATATCGCTTCTTTGCTTCGATCATCTTCTGCTTGTACTCAACACGATCGTTGTACATCTTTTCCATCAAAGCAGGAAGAAATCCTTGCTTTTCATTATCGTACATACAACCATTAGCAGCATAACTCAGATCATACATCGATTTGAACTTGCCTTCTAACATCTTATCAATACTTGGCATACCAGAAGCTTTGCCCTTGAATGTCTCTGGACTGATATTGTACTGCATGATAAGATGTGGATACAGAGAGTTCAAGTCAAAAGAGACAACCCATTTGTTTAGACCGATACGTGGTTCTTTGACATACCCGCCAACAAGTTCGAATGGACTATGATCAACTTCAAATTGAGGAATAACTACTCGACGATCAAGCAGATAGTTATGAATGATCACATCCCATGGACGAACAGTTGTCATTGTGTCATGATAGTTTACCTTGGCGTCATACGCGAGCGCCATCACCTGTTCAATAAATTTCAACTTGGCATCTAGCTTATCAACAAGTGCGCAGTCATAGATGTTATACTCAATAAACTTCTGAAAGTTCTTCTTGTACAATTCTAACAGATTACCATATTCTGAGTAATCAACCTTGCGTTCACCAATCTCAACTTGAGCAATGTAATCAAGCTTGTATGATTCTTGATTGCCGAAAGAGAACTTGCGATAGAGTTGATAGTAATCGAGAACAGCAATGCCAATCGGGCTGAATGTCTGGTTTTGTTTACCCTTGAACTCAACTTCCTTTTCTTCCAACATTTTCCATGGTGAAAGTTTCTTTGCTTCAGCTTCACCAAGAACTAATTTGATTCTGTTGACCAAATATGGTATATCGAAAAACTCGATGTTCCAGCCAGTGATAATATCTGGCTTCCATGAAGGATGATTCCAAACCTTTAGAAACTTGTCAAGCAAGTTTGGTTCATCTTTGCATCTTACATAAACAACATCAGGATCTGTTGTTTCAAATTCACCACATCCAAATACAACACTCTTGCCATTCTTGCGCAGACAGATAGCAGTAATTTCCTTGTCTGCTTTCTGAATGTTGGGGAATCCTTCATCAGCAGCACACTCAATATCAATTGTTACTACTGATACTAGCGAAGGATCATATTGAATTTCGCCAGGATAATAGTCATACATAAAAACATACTGATAGTTGGTCAGCCCATAAAAATCGAAATTACTTACTTCTTTATACTTTTCAACAAAATCCTTGGCTTCTGAAATGCTGTCAAATTGAAGTTTGTCAACAGGCTTACCATCGAGTGTACGATAGAAGCCTTCCTTCTTTGGAACAAAAACATATGGCTTGTACTTCTCGATAAATTCTACACGTTTACCGTTTTCATAACCACATACATAAATCTTATCGCCTCTTTGGTAAACACTTGTGTAAAACTTCATAATCCCTCCAACTAAACATAATCAATTATACCCTACTTTAGAGTATTTGTCAAGAAAAAACATATTTAATAGGTGTGATACCTTCTATAACTTTCATAGCATCTTTTCTTGTTGCTTTTCCGTTTTGATTAAGAGGAAGCTTTTCAACATAGTATACGTTTTTGGGAGTTTTAGACACACCAACCTGCTTCATACAATCCTCAAATATGTTAGATGGGGTCCCCACAACAAGAACGGATAGCTGTTCGCTGAGTTCCAAATCTGTATTTTGAAATACTAAACAATCTTCAACGCCATCGATCGATTTAATAGCCAAATCAATTGTGTTTGGATCAATCTTAATACCACCAATATTTAATTGTTCGTTCTTACGTCCAGTAATATACAATTCATCGTTTTGGATGTATCCAAGGTCACCAGAAACAAACCAATCATTGACTACATTCCTTGGTGTCTTCAAATGTATCATTCCATCATTTATTTTTAGTTTAACATCTCTGAATGGTTTACCGACGGAACCGTTGTATTGATCAATATGCGTTATAACCTTCATACATGAACGAGAAGTTTCTGTTGCGCCATAACATATTCTAATTGTTTTAAAATGTTTGAGTAATTTCTCTGCATCTTTTCTAGATGTTGCTGCACCTGTGACATCAACAATAGCATCATGTGGTGTATCTGAGTGTCTGTCTTTAATGAAATGCATTATTTGAGCAAGTGAACCTGTAACTAAAATACCAGGATGCTTTGGTAAATCATCATATTGTAAATTTTCAACAATTGGTATATCTCTCATGATATATGCAATTAATCTGTACTGGGTGCTTGACTTTAATGCAGAGTAAAGACAAGTTGCTTTTTTAACATCTCTAAGCAGCTTCACATTATTATCATTGGCTCTGTGCCAGTAGCTATTGTATGACACATATATGTTTTTAGGATTACCTGTTGTACCAGAAGATTGAGCAATCATCCATATATCTTTTGGATTTCTTTGCTGAGTAAATTTCATGATTGCATTAGATGGCACACCAAACCAACTTTCATCAACTTTATAGATAGGCTTGTTTGATTCTATTTCTAAATTTGATCTATGAATTATATGGGTGACATCTAACTCACCATTAGATAAGTTCTTATTTAATGCCACCCACTTACAGCCAATTAACGATATTGCTAGGGTAAATGCTGTTGCAAGAACCGTGTCAGTAAAATGCAATGCAACACATGATGTTTTATCAACACCTTTTTCTCTCATATTCAATGCAATACCAATAACCATATTTCTAAATGTTCGTCCAGAAATATGATTCTCGCCGATTTCAAAAACAGTTGTGTTGGGCGCTCTTTCTAAATGATTGAGAGCATCAAAGGCAACATTATATAAAGGTGTTTTCATTATCCAAACATTTCCAATGCTGCTTCGTAGTGAGCTTTACGATCTTCTAATCCAATTGTTCCACCATTGATCTTCTTTGTTACTGTAACAATGTCGCCTTTGTCTGCCCACTGATTCAGTTCTCTTGAGTCCCAAAACCAACCAGCTGACCAGCAAGCGCCTTCATCTGTGCTCAGCCATTCTGTTGCCTCGGCAAAATCCATTTCCATATCTTTTGCAAATGCTTCGTAGTTCTGCTTACCAGTTAACTGAATTAGTCCACGACCACAATAACGATATCCATCACCAGAAGCTTCATCGCCATTACCCATGCGATTAGCATAGACACGATTGGCAATCTTTTCTGGTTTCTTGGCATATTCATTGGCAAGAGCGTCGCTAGTAAAATACTTTGCGAATGTTTTACGTAATCCAGCTGCTGAGTAGTTTAGATTTTCTTTTGTTGTTCTTAGTCCACCAGACTCATGCCCAACTTGAGCAAGGAACATAGCAATACGTTGCGGCGTATTGATCTCATAGAACTCGAGCATTTCATTTAGTGGCTCGACAAATCTTTGAATAACTGATTCGTCTGTGTCCTCAAAGAAATCGTTCAATTGGTCAAATGTTACTACCATTTCAAACTCCTAATAAAAAGAAAACGGGGAAATTGCTTCCCCGTTATTTATCAGTTAAAATTTGAACGTACCCATTGATTGTACGCTTCAGGAACAATCTCCCCACGTGTCAAACCAAGATCTTTCAATTCTCTATCA